AAATATTAAAGGTATGTCGCATTGTAAATATTTTTTTATGATTACCCGAAGTATTAAAAAATAAAATTAAAATAAAGAGTTTTTCATTATGAATAGAAGTAATAATCTTCAATTTTGCAAGTAGCTAACAGAGAACGTTTTGCCTATTTATCTTATATATAATTTTGTTAGTAATTATGATTTAAGTAATTATGTTTTAAAAAATATTAATCTGAAAGGAAAGTTTTATCGCTCAAACACGATATTATGACTAAATACCATTTGTTAACTTTCCCTGTTAACTCTTACATTTATATTATATCAAATTCAAATATACTTGTGTGTACCTCTTTATACTTATTCCTACTTTCTAATACTTATTTAAACTCTAGGGATATAGATTTCTTTTAGAGCTGCCGTGTGCTTGTTAGCTCTAGTGTTAGTGCTTATATCTAACCTAGTTTCAATTTCATCCCACTTCTTGCATTCTATATATCTCATGCTTAACAATAATCTGTACTCATCATTTTTAACATTGTCTATTACTTTCATAATCTCTAGTATTGAATCATGTAATTCTATGTTCTTTTGAATGATGTATTCTTTACACTCGTCCGTCTTATCTATAAGTGCTTCCCAGCTAGATTTATTTCCACCTTTGATTTGTTCTTTTGCATAATCAATAGCTTTTACTTGTGATTTTCTGTACTCTATTGTTTTTAGTGTGTTATTTTTACTCTCAATCAATCCTTGTAAATAATTAATTCTACTTAAATAATGAATTTTCCAGTTTGCTCTCTTTTCCTCTTTCGTTCTCATATACTATCCTCTTTTAACTTTACTATTTAACTCTCTTACGATTCAATACTAATGCTAGTGCTAATGCTCCTACAACTAAGAACATTACATCTTTACTTGTTGTTCCTGTCGCAGCTAACTTCTTAACTTGATTAGCTTGTTTAGTTTCTTTTTTAACTTCCTTAACAACTTTAACTACTTCTTTCTCTTTTGTTTTTTCAACTTCTTTTGGTTGCTCTGGAATCTTAAGTTCTGGTAATTCTAATACTGGCGCAGGTGGTAACATAGGTATATCTTTTAAATCAAGATAAGGTTTTTCTACAATCGGTGCTGGTGGCATTAATGGAACATCATTTATATTTAGTTCTGGCTTTTCGTATTTAGGAGCCTCGTTTGGTATTTCAAATACTGGCTCTGGTTTATTCTCTCCCTCTACGTTCCCAGTCCCTTTTGCGATTTGTACCTCTACATCTTTGTCCCAGTCTACATTATTGTCTGCTTGAATACGTAAGTTGTTAGTTGGATTCTTACTTAAATCTTTAACTTTTGTTGAGTACTCTAAAGATATAATTTCATTTAATGCAGGCAATTTAATTGTGAATCCATTTGAATTAAATTCAATGTTCTCTTTTGCTACTTCTCCAATTTTAGTCCACGGGCTTATGCTTGATAAAATTCTAGCTTTTAAACTTCCCTCAATATATTCTTGGTTGTTATCCCATTTATCAGTAATTACTGCGTTAGTTAAATTAGCTTTCTTGTAATTTACACGTCCAGCCCATTTTATTATGTTTCCGTCTTGAGTTCCCCATTTAGTAACAATCTCTTGCGGGTCTGGCACTCCGTCTTTATCAACTTTTGTACTTACAACTGTTCCATTAAAGTTTAAATCGTATGTTGTTGTGTCTGTTCCTGTAACTTTCTCTTTGTTCCATACTGTCATTAGTGATAGCTGCATACTCTTATTTAATGGTTTGTTTGTGAAATAATCGTTAAATACTGTAGTTACATTGTTGTTCTCTACGCTTGCCGTTGCTTTACCTACTACAGCCCCCTCTGCGCTGTTTACATCAAAATTATAACTTGTTTGTAAATTCAGTTCTTGTGGTAGGTTAAACACCACTTTGTCTCCGTTATTAATCTTTAAATCATCACTAAATTTAGTCTTATATTCAACCGTAACTGGGCTGAATCTATCTCCGCTTGTTGTAACTTTAACTTCTGGCTTATCAACTTTAATCTCGTTGGCTGTTGCTAATCCTCCAAAAAATATAATCATAAAAATTGTTGTAATTGTAAATAATATCTTCTTCATTTATTTTTTATCCTTTCTTTCTTCTAAACTTTCTACTTTTAAATTTTTAGCACTAATTGTCTCTATCTTTAAACTTCTTGTAATTTCTTCATGTATCTTTTTTAATTCTTCATTATTATCTATTTTTAACTGCATTTCTCGCATCCCATCATTAAATCTTTTTTGCACTAGCCCTCGTTTCATATATAGCTTAATAGCGTTACTTGGGCTTCTTTCATAGTATTTCTTTTTATGAAATGTCTTTAATAATATTTTGGATATCAAATAAACAACATTCTTTAAAAATCCCATTTTGTATCCTCTTTTCTTGCATTTCTACATAGATGTTACTTATAATTTCATAATTTGATACTGCAAACTGCATAAACTTATTTTCTATAAAACAACCTGTAGCATGTATCCCGCTTGCGCTCTTCAGAAAGAATCCACCGTTCTCGTTGAAAAGTACTTCGTACTCTGTTTCTCCATCTGTTATTACATCTCCTGTATAAATATCTTTATTGTTTTTATCTTTCAACCCTGTTTTTAATATCAAGAAAACAGCTTTAACATCATATACTCCATAAGGTGTATATACAGTATCGCTATTTACATTTATTTCTGATACTGGACTAACTACACCTAAAGGTTTGATAAACACTTTCATATCTTCAAAAATATTCATTATACTTCTACCCCTAACTCTTTCAACTCGCTAATTACTTCATCTCTCTTTTTCTGATAGATACGTTTTAGCTCGTCTTTTTCCACGTTAATTACATCGGTCATTCTTCTTCTAGTCTTCGCATCTTCTATAGCAAGTATGCAATAATTAGATGTTAGCATTATATCTAGCATTTCTTCATATTTCTCTAACTGCTCTTTTAAACTAGATACTCTCTCTAAATTTTCTAATTTCATCTTTTAACCTCCTATAAAATTTCTTTTAAGAATACTATGTCTTGTGTGTGTAAATTTCTGTAAATGTAAACACAACTTGTAATTACTATTAAGATCACTAAAGTAATTAATAAGTATTTAATCATCTTTTTATAAAACACTCTTTCATCGCTTTTATATGAGCAATCCATTGACATAAAACTCACCCATAAACCAACCGCAACGAAAAAAATTGAAATTGCTAATGTATATAAGAAGTAGTTGCATATATCATATACTACAAACTGCATTTTTAAATGTTCATATACTTCTGGGGCTTTATCAACGCTTAAACTTAATTTTTCTACTACTTTCTTTATTAAATCGTCCATCTATTCCTCCTCCACTTCAATTAATACTTTTGTTTTCTCCAACTCTTCCAAAAACTCTAACGTTCCTATCGCTCGTGAATTTTGATAAACTTCATTTAACTTTTTAGCAAAGTCTGAATCTAATTCTATTTGCTTATTTTCATTTAACCTAGCTTTAAATACTATAGTCGATGCTCCTTTTTTAGCATTTATCTTTATATCATCTAACCATATTTCTATATTGTCTTTTTTGAATAACTGCTTAAATTTCTCTATTACTTTTCTTTGATTCTCTTCGCTAGTCTTTGATAAATCTGGTAAAGGATATAAATTTGCATCATATCCATAATATTGAAGTTTGTTGTTTGTTGATTTATCTTCCTCTAAATACCATGTTTGAGTTTTGTAAATGTCATCCTCTTTTATATCTACAGCTACTGGATATTTACTTTTCATTAACACAACACCTCTATTATTTCATCTCCGAAAAGTTCAATGCACTCTAGAGCTATTTTCTCTGATTTGAAAAAAGGTAATTTAGAAAAACTATCCATACTCCACGTTCTTTCATATACCAATTCTGATACATCTATTGCGTTTTTAAAATATTTTATATAAACTTTCTTTTGTTGACCGTTATCAATATCAGGCTCCCAACCTTCATTTTTTTCTTTTGCCCACTGGTGTAGTTTAAATAATAGCTTACGTTCTTTTAAATGTTGTTTAGCTTCTTCTTTAGTTTTGAAATATAAACCATGTTCAAATACATTTTTTGAAAAGTTGTCATTATCGAAAAAATATATATCACATATGTTAGCACTTGCATTAGATATATAATATAGAGTTTCTTCATGTTCTGGATAAGTTAGTTCAAACTCTTTCTTATCATCTTCTAGTTTGCTAATAAATTCATCTCTTAATGCTTTTGCTTTTTCATCGTATTCTTTGATTAATTCTTCTTTATTCATTTTCTAATTCTCCGTTATATTTTGGTATTTCTATCCAGTAAATAATATCATTATCAGTGTTTTCAAACCCTAATCCCCCATCAACTTCTACCCACGTATCAATAGTGGTATCAGTAAATCCTCCAGAAGACAAAGGCAAAGTTACTAGAACTTCTTCATCAAGTTCGGGTATATCTCCATCCCATATCTCGTTGGAATATCCTTTAAAAAATTCTTTTTCTTCTTCATCCATTTCTCTTAAATAAACTTTTTGCCATTTCATTGTTAATCCTCCTAATCATTTACAGTAACTATTTCATTGTTAGGTAGTTTAATTATTGCTTTTTGTAATGAATCCTCGACTTTATCTTCTTTAAACACCGTTAAACTTAAACCTAAAAAAATCAATAACAATCCAAACAAAATTAATGAACCTGTGTTTTCCTCAAATCTTTCCATTATATATCCTCCAATAACTCCTTGTTCTCGTATATATTACCTATTACTTCAATTTCTCTACAAATACATTTATCAAGGAATACAGACAAATTTTTATTACTCATAGATAATATTTTATAAACCTCACTTCTTTTAATTGTGTATATATCGTCACCATCTTTCACAATATCTCCCACATAAATATACTTTCCATTCTCTTCTTTCATTCCTGTGTTATTCATGAACTCTACTTCATCGAACAATCTAGTATATGTACATCGAGTTTTGCTATCAAAGAAAATAACTATCTTGTTTTTGTAGTCAATAACTTGGGTGTCATAGACTTTATTTTTATCTTTTACATAAATCTTTGGTTGTAACATTTTTATAACTCCTTAATTTGTCTCAATAAACCGTTTAAATCTTCTTTAGTTTCTATATAACCTATAACATTATCAGTAATAGGTGTGTCATATGTTAATTTGTCTTCTGAATCTAATACAGCTAGTTCTATTCCATAACTTATATCATGATAAATTACGCTAGCTCCATATCCATTTGGGAATGTATAAGCTGTCGCATATCCGTTGAAAAGTTCTTTTTGCCCTGTTATATACTCTTTATAATCAGATGATACTGTTTTATCTTCTCTTATCTCCATCTCTCACACTCTCCTATCTTAATTTTATTTATAAGGCTTGAATTGATTTTCAAGACAAGCCTTATGAATCCTACTTGTTACCTACGAATATTAATAACACTTTTTTATTCTCGTGAATGCTATCTAAAACTTTAACTTCTAACACTTTTTCGTTTGCTGCATCCAGTCCAATCTCATCAATATTACTATCTTGAACAAACTCGTTAATATCGTTTGCTAACATTCCCTCTGTTGTTTCTATTTGTATTACTTTTTTTAAGTTATCTAGCATTAATTTCTCCTTTGTTTTTAAATTTTGATTTTATTGATTTTTATTGAAAATATTATAGACCTAAGTTTAACAACTCTGTTAAACATTCTTCTTTTTCTTCTCTCTTTAAACTCTTAAATATTTCAATTATATCTTTAATAGCTTCTTGTCCGTTGCTTTGTAAGAGCTGTGATACTTCAATCCCTCCTTTCATAGCTATTACTTTCAATCTATTCTTGTTAGGTAAGTGATAGCCATTTTCCCAACGATACACATCTGATTTTTTAGCATTAACTAACTTTCCGAACTGTTCTAATGTTAATCCTAGATTTACTCTTATATCATGAATCTTCTTACCTACTATTTTCTTATGCATCTCTTTTAAACTCTTATCTTTCATTTTTTAATACTCCTTATCTATTACCTTCTGCAGCTCATACACACTTACACCTGTTGCCTTACTAATCTTTTTCCATGTACTGTAACGTTGCCTTACGATTCCCTCTCTAGCTTCTTGTATAGTTTTTCTATGTAGTCCAGTTACTGCAGCTAATCCTGTGTTAGTAACTCCAATCTCTCTCATTAATTCATCAAGTTTAGTTCTTTTCATTTTCTTTTATTTTCTTTCTAATGAGTTCTAATATCTCTGCAGGGCTTTCTTTAACACATAAATATTCTTCATTTAGAGAAACCTCTGTATATTCTGGGGCTTTAGTAAAAGGGTTTATGTAATTAATCGTACTTGCGTTTATTAGCATGTTTTCGTTGTTCCCTGCTCCTGTTAAATTAATAAACGGCGTTCCTGCTGTAATATCTTCTATAACCTCTTTATTAGCTGTTTCTGGCTGTTCTAAGACTTTCTCTTTACTTTCCTTTGTAATTTCCTCATAAAGCTCTTTAATCTTGTTATATCGCTTTATATTAGGTCTACCGCCTTTTTCCCATCTGTAAATAGCTTGTACATCTACTCCTAGATTATGTGCTAGCATAGGTGCGTTTAAATTGTAATGCTCTTTAATTTTTTTTATCATTTCTTCAACTCTAATCACTGGCTTTACTTTCCTTTCTTGTTTTTCTTTTTTAATTTTTTCAATATTGTTAAATGTTGTAAATAAATTATTCTGAGCCGACTGTTGCATATTTTTCTATTCCTTTCTCTTCTTTCTCTTCTTCAACTGTTTCAAAGAAATGTATTTCTAATACTTCGATTTCTGTTCTATCATTTTCAAATAGCTCTAATGGTATAGTAGTTTGTCCATAAGTTCTACTTCTTACTCCCTCTTTATCAAGTCTATAAATTCTATTGTCGTATCTGAAATAGATTACCTCTACATCCGTGAATGCTGGTGCTATTTCTTTTCCTGTAACCATCCTTTTTAACTGCCAAAACTCTTTTTTCATTTTTATTTACCTCTTTCTTTGTCGAATCTATTTTCCTGCAACCATTTAGCAAACTCTTTCTTTTGCGCTAATAGGTCGTAACCTGTTTCATCGTATATAGCTTCTGCTATGTCGTTAGTTGATAATCTTTCTAAGTGAAAATCCTTGAATATCTCGTACATCTCATTGAAAAACTCTTCAAGCCTTTTCTTTCCGTAACCTCTATTTCTTAATGCTAGTAATGGTATTCCTAGCAATTTAACAAACAAGCCTTGATATACTAAGTCCTCCATCTCTTTTTCTTTTTGAATTAACTCTTCTTCCATCCGTCTAACTTCTGGCTCTAGTTTTTTTATTGCATCGTTTCTAACTATGTTTGTAAAAGTTGTAGGATTAGCAAGAACTAGATTTGACTTTCTAAACTTCTTATTTCCTCCCTTTTTCTTCTTCTTACTTTTTGCCATTTACTAACTCCTCTATCTCTTTATTTAACTCATTATCTATTGTTTCTACTTCTTTAATCTGGATAATTAAACCTGTGTGTTCGTGCATTCTCTTTTTTAAATGCATATCAGTAATTAAATTATCGTCTTTGAAATAACCTAGCTTTGTCATTATATCTTGTATTGTTTTTTGTAAATTGTCTAAGTCTGGTCTAGTATCTTTTACTTGTCCGTTTTTAGCTTTTTTTGTTAAGGGAAACAACCACGTTACATACAACTCAATAGGTTTACTATATGGCTCTCTTGGTTGTCTCCCGCTTAACGCTCTTATTAACAAATACTCTGAATATTTAACTTTTGTAGGTTTGTAAAATGTCTTTGTCTTTGTAGAAAATTTCTTTTGCTGTGCTGTAGTCTTTGGTACTTCATCCATACTTGCGAAAAATTTCAATTTATTCATCTCTCCTAATCTTCCAACCAATTATAGTTAAATTCACAATTTTTAGTTTTTGTAGAATTGTACAAACTTGCGATTACATAGTTTTCAAAAATATTAATTTTTTTAGTTTTTA